GGAATAAGTTCGTATTGTTCAATTGCTTTAAAAATTTGTAGTGCCAACTCTTTCTTTTTTACGCCTTAAAATTTCCTTTTTCCAATTACAGTTTTTACATAATACTTGGTAATTGTCTATAGGAAAGTTTTGTTTTTTTAGAAGTCTGTATAGATTGTACCCATGAAAACCCTGTCTTCTGTGCTCCGCTCTATTATTGCTAATATGATCTATATCCAATACGTCGACATCACTTATACCACATATGGAACATTTCCCTCCATACGCTACTATTGTATCAATTCTTAACCTAATCCTTGATTTATGGGTTATTTCTTGTGATTTCTTAGGGTTCTTGAAATACCTGTTCAGGCTGTATTGATTTGCTTTTGACCTATTTTTTGAACGCCATTCGCGGCCTTTTGTGTTATTGCACTCTCTACAGATTATACAATTTTTCTTTTTTAGTGAGGGCATCCAATTTTCATTAGTTAACTCAGTACTACAAACTCTGCAATTTTTCATACTCTTTAATTGATTTAAATATCATCAAAGCGATTTGCGGAACGATTGCATTTCCGTATCCTTTCAAACTTTCGTTTCTGTGTTTTGAAATGGTAATTCCAACCAGTTCGGTGGGAAACCCATCATTTCGTTCACGAAGCGGGGATTGAGTTGGGAAACCTTCCCATCCTGCAACCTCTGTAAATGCTCCACCAAGCTTACTCCGCGTGGTTCCAGTTGCCTGGCTTGAAACTTTTCGCTGTTCTCCGCGTGTGGTGAACGGTAGTCTCTGGCCGCTGGGGTTGGTAATAATCCGGCCTTCGCCATTGTCGTTATTGTTGCGCCCCGATTCTGACCCAGCCATGAACTGCCAGCCTCTATCATTCCCGCCCTTGCTTTCGGCCCCTGATCGTTCTCCGATGCCCGTGGGGCTGGTAACAGTCTTTCGGGCTGCCTGACTACTACATCCCGCAAGTTGCTCAACTGTGTGCGCCCCGGTCTGGTTATTGTAATTTCCTTTTGTATTACCCGATCTGTTTTTGGAGCCATGTGATCCATTTTCACTGGCGTGGGCAACAAACCAAATCCTGTCCCTTCTATGTGGCGCATTGACGGCACAAGCTGGAAGTAAAAACGGGAGCACTTCGTAACCTTCATTTTCCAAATCAGCCTGCACCTGGTCGAATACCAACCCTCCCTTCCAATTAGTAAGGCCGCGAACGTTTTCGCCCACAACGTAGCACGGTTGAACTTCGCGAATTGCTCTAAGCATTTCCGGCCAGAGGTGTCTGTCATCTTCTGTTCCAAGTCGTTTGCCGGCAGTGCTGTAGGGTTGGCAGGGGAATCCTCCGGTAAGAACATCAATTCTGTTTGCATACTTTTTGAAGTCTGTTTTTGTTATGTCTCCAAATCCTTCGGCTTCCGGGAAATGATACCGCAATACTTTTTGCCCAAACTCATTACATTCACACCACGCTAAAGTTTTCCAACCCATCCATTTGGCAGCAAGTTCAAAACCTCCAATTCCGGCGAATAATCCGAGATGTATCATGATTTTTTTGGTTAACGCCAGAGATGGCTTAATGTGAAAGTATAAAATATTTCCCAAAGGTAACGTAAAAATCATTAATATTGTACAAAATAAATTACAATGATAGCAGTTACAGCAGTAGAATACGAAGCCCTGAGAGGCTTAAACAGTAATGGCGGCGCGGTGCGGAAAGCCATTAAATTAGGCCATAAAATGGAGGGGGTAAAAAAAATTTCCCGGTTCGGAAGGTCGCACCAGATATGGGTTTCAGGGGATTTCTATAAAAAAAACAAGGCTAAATTAAAAAAAGTTTCCTAAATGTTTGGTGGTTTCGCTAACGTTACCTATCTTCACTGAGTCAATAAGACAAAAACCAAAAAATCATCAACCATGAAACAATCACACCGCATCACCATCACCCATTCAATTGACAAGTACACTACTGTAGTTGTATCGGGGATAGCTTATAAACACGAGGATGCACATGTTGACGAAAACCCAATCTTCGACACATCGGTTACCGTGGATATTGACAGCATCAAATACAACGGTACAGAGGTATTGGGGCTGTTACAAGCCACTTCAGAAGATGCGGTGGAAGAATGTAAGGACGAATTATTACGGGCAGGATGGGCGCATTACCGCGGGGTGCAGGAATTACAAGCTGTTAACTATTAAAAAATAAAACCATGAATCAAATAACATTTAACCCGCTGGTACATCCTTCGTTTAAAACTCAATTTGATAAGCTGACAGCGGCGTATATAAACGGCGAAGTAAACCCAATGAGCGCCTATGCTTATTTTGTCGGTAATCTTCTTAACGGCAATATGAACTGGTGGACAGTAAGATCTAAGTATGGAGAAATTAACTATTGCAAATCCCAATTATTAAGTGGCTTAAAAGTTATCACAGAGGAATCGTCTGGCCTATATACTGCCGATGAAATTATTGAACTGGAAGCTATTTTCATGGATAACGTTAGAAATGGAGCCGATAATATGTATGCATGGAGGGATGACGGACAGCCAACAATTAAAGACGAGCAAGCCTTATTTGAAGCATTCTCTTTAACACTCGACCTGCTAAAAACCATCCACGAATCCAAAGGCGAAATAATTGACGCGGTTCCTGTATTTGTAAAACGTGAATTGCAAAGTACCCTCTAAAAAATAAAAAATGTTCGCCATCTTACTTAATCCTACAAGAGCAACGCTATCAATAGTTAGCCAATTATCATCAACGTTCGCAGAACTTTCGCATTTGAACTATACTATTTTGTTCGTTGGCTCACGGCTGGCTTGCGAAGCGCAACTCGAAGAACTGGAAATGTCAGCCCCCTGGTAAAATATTAAATAACCCAATAAAAAATCCCCATGTTACTCGAAATTAACCCCGTTACACCGTCTCTTTTACTTACTGCCATATGTGGCCTGATAGTTTTAGCTGCCGGCTGGATTGTTATTACATGGCAGCCAAAAATTAAAAAGACCAATGCCATCAAAACATATGCAGATATTCTGGCTAAAATCCGCGAATGCCCCACGCCTACCGCATTATATGATTTTTATGAGGAATGCGACGACTTCAGAAGCAGATTTTACACAAGGGAAAGAGGCAATGATATTGATGAGTTATACAATGATTTGATGGATGAGATAGCGCAGCGCCGGTTTAACCTGGTTATGGGTAAAAACCTTTCACAGCAGGTTTGATGGGTTCATGGGTTGGAGTCCGCTGTGGTTGGCGGGCTCCTTTTTAAAAAGTTAGTTCTTTTAAATAATTGTGCCTGTACGCGGGTAGCTTAACTGAAAGGAAAAGCAACGGTGCTCATAACTCCGTATGGTTGAGATGGAAGTTCTCCCCGCATAAGCAGGCATAATAATTAGCGTAGTAGCTCGGGGACACAAGATAACATCAAAGCGCCCCCTTCAAATCTATCAGACGAAACAACGTGAAAGTAGGGTGTAAGTCCCTGCCTGCGCTTTTTAAACAGTTTTTATGTGATACGAATCATATGCCTTACCCGCCCTGTGTATTTACACTGGGGCTTTTTAAAACTTAAGACATGAAAATTATTAAGCATCGTTCATTGCAAGCATTAATTAATTCAGCGTGGCAGGATAATCAAAGCATATACGAAACCGATATATGTTTTTCGTACAGGATTTTTGAAAATAAGCAAACAAAAGAATTTCACGTTTTTGCACTTGGCAATGATTTTTGCGGTGAATGCCTTTGCGAAGATTAAAACAGGCTGGGCTGTATAAACCCCACGAGTTCTTATGATATAGCAGTCAGCTACGGGGCCCGGCCCATATCCACAATATAGCCGGGTCACTGGGAATTCCGGCGATGAGCCGTTTAGATAAACAAAAAAGCGCAGTCTAGGAAACTGCGCTAAAATTTAAAAACCTTAAAAACAACATACGATGTCAAATGTACAAGAAAATTCACTTACGGTAACCAAAGAACCTGCGAACGAACTTTTACAAAACACACCCGATACCGGCTCGTTCTCAATGAAAGGCTTTGAACATGCACAGCGGGTTGCAAAAATGCTTTCTTCTTCTTCGCTCATTCCAAAGGATTATCAGGGAAGTATTCAGAATACCATGATTGCACTGGAAATGGCAAATAGAATAGGTGCAAGTCCTATCATGGTTATGCAAAATCTAAATATCATTCAGGGCAAGCCATCATGGTCAAGCGCATTTATTATTGCCGCTTTGAATAATTGTAAAAGATTTTCCCCTATCAGGTTTATCAAAGACGGTAAGGATGATCAATATGGATGCACGGCGTGGGCTTTTGACCTGGCAACAGGAGATAAACTGGAAGGTCCGAAAGTAACATGGGAAATGGTAAAGGCCGAAGGTTGGCTTACTAAAAGTGGCAGTAAGTGGCGGACAATGAGCGAGCTGATGTTTATGTATCGCGCTGCAGCATTCTTTGGGCGCCTTTATGCCCCGGATATTTTAATGGGCATGCAAACCGTTGAGGAAGTTATTGACGTGCAGATGGCGCCTGAAATTGATGTTAAGGAATTGAAAGAATTGTTTGAGGAAAAGCGTGATCTATTCACCGCAGATGATGTGGTTCACATAGAAAGGATTATCAACAATGAAGAAAGGGCCAGCTATTCCAAACTCCTTAAAAATCTGCAAGCGAAATGATAAACAATAAATTACGGGTGGGCAATTTTACCAGCTCCGAAATTGTCGCCCTCACCACCTCAGACAGATCAGGCAAGCAACCCGGCAAACCTTTTTACACTTACATAGATGAAACCAACTATGAACGCAGGCTCGGCCGGTTAATTACAGACGAAATAAACGCCAGGCCGATGGTATGGGGAAAATTGCTCGAGGCCCGCGTATTTGACAACCTGGGGCTTGAATACGTGCTCACGTCAAACGATACGGTACAACACCCAACCATACCTTACTGGGCCGGTTCAAAGGATGGGGTCAAGTTCGACGCTGGTAAAACAGTCATAGATATAAAGGCACCCCTTACATTGAAATCTTTCTGCCAGTTGGTTGATCCAATATATAAAGGTCTGGAAGGCTTGAACGCCATTACTTACATCCGTAACAATCACAAAGACGGGGAGAAATTTTACTGGCAATTGGTCTCCAATGCTATTATCGATAATGCACAATACGCTGAACTAATTCCGTATATGCCTTATCAATCAGAGCTGGAAGAAATACAACAGATGGCGCGCAGCGTGGAAGGTGCAGACATGAGCAAGCATTACTGGATCGCAATGGCCAATGATGGTGACCTGCCATTTATTAAGGATGGCGGTTATTACCAGAACATCAATAAAATCCGGTTTGAAGTACCGCAGGAGGATAAGGACTTTTTAACGGCGCGGGTACTGGAAGCTGGCAGGCTGCTAATCGATATTCCTTCCGTTGTTCTTGCTCAATACGATAGTGAACTTAACGCTACAATTATTGCCAAATGAAACCAATAATATTTTTCGATCTGGAAACCACGGGCACCGATATAGTAAATGATCGCATCGTTCAATTTGCTGCTATCAAAACAATTGAAAACACTTTGGTATACGACGCTACAAAAAACGTCCTTATCAATCCGGGAAAACCTATTCCAAAAGAAGCCAGCGATGTACACGGCATTACAGATGAAGCGGTGAAGGATAAACCAAAGTTCGCACAATACGCCAAGGGGTTATTTGAATTTATTTCTGGTTGCGATTACGGCGGTTATAATATCATCCATTTTGATGTACCCCTATTGAGTGAAGAATTTGCCCGCTGCGGGATTGATTGGCCCGCTAAAGATGCTCAATACTTCGATGCCTGCCATGTATTCAGGGAAAAGGAAAAACGCGACTTGTCTGGCGCTATGCGGTTTTATTGCAATGAATCGCATGAGGATGCGCATGATGCCCTGGCTGATGTAAAAGCGTCTATACAGGTGCTACGTGCGCAGGCTGAAAGGTATGAGGATTTAAACAGCCCTGATAAATACGCAGCTTTCTGTGTTATCCCCGGCGCCCTTGATTTGGCGGGCAAGATTGTCCTGAATGAAAAGGGCGAGGCTGTTTACAACTTCGGTAAAGACAAAGGCAAAAGCGTTCGCCTGAACCCCGGTTTCGGTCAATGGATGTTAAACCAGTCCTTCAGCACCAACACAAAAAATATTGTTCGTTCATTAATCAATTCATAATGGAAAGCCAATATCTAATCAACCGTCGCGCCATCATGCTTGGCCAGAAACCACCGGAACAAAAGAAGCAACAAAAACCTATCCCTAAGAAATCTAAGAAACGAATCGAGCAGGACAAGGAATACAAGCGCATTAGCAAGGAATTAATTGAAAAAGGAAAAACAAAATGCGCTATTAAAAGCCCGGTCTGTACTGGACTAGCGCAAGGATTAGACCACGCAAAAGGAAGAGTTGGCAAAAACCTGCTTGATAAAAAGCATTTAAAACCCGCCTGCAATGCATGTAATACGTATTGCTCCGACAATCCGCAATGGGCTAAGGATAACTGCCATTCGGTTTCCAGGCTATCAAATTAAAAACCATTTTAAATTAACCATAATGAGCAAGACGCAAATTTTTAAAGACTACCGCGATTTTCTGCAAAGGGCAGATAAAGAATTGAACGGTGTGAGCCAGGATTTTGCCGATGAAACGCTGGGATATGAAAAAGAGAATGAAACAAATAAGGGGTGTTGGAACTGTTCCGGCTGTTCCGACTGTTCCGGCTGTTCCGACTGTTCCCGCTGTTCCGACTGTTCCCGCTGTTCCGACTGTTCCCGCTGTTCCGGCTGTTCCGACTGTTCCCGCTGTTCCGACTGTTCCCGCTGTTCCCGCTGTTCCGACTGTTCCCGCTGTTCCGACTGTTCCCGCTGTTCCGACTGTTCCGACTGTTCCGACTGTTCCGGCTGTTCCCATATAGCTAACCTTTATTACAAAGAAAATATAGTGCCATCAGGTGTTGACCTCCCGGAAAATGTAATGGGCAATTATCCTGTTATTGAAAACATTCACCAAAAAGTGTACGAAGCAGCAAGCGCACCAAAAGCGTTGGTAATGGATACATGGCATACCTGCGATACTACGCACTGTCGCGCAGGCTGGGTTGTATTTCTTGCAGGTGAAGCGGGTAGAAAATTGGAAAAGCAGACCAATACACTTTTTGCTGCTCTTCAAATATATGATGCGTCAAATCCGAATATAAAAGTCAGCCCCGTAAGATTTTTTGAGGACAACAAAACGGCACTTGAAGACATGAAAAAATGCGCTGATGAAGAAAAAGAATTAGCCGCCAAATAACCAGACCCGTTTTTACCCATCCCACAAAAGAGAACTTTTAATCCGTAGCCCTCACTGAGAATAATTTTTAATCATTAAAAACAAATCAATGAGCGACCAAATCTTAAGCGTTAAGTTGATAAAGAAAGGTGAAAAAGTTGAGGTAAAACTCGGCTCTACCGGTCTTATCAATTCAGAAAACAGCATTTTATGTAAGGATGCCTGCCATCCCGATCTCTACAACGCCGTGCAGGCAATTAAAAGCCATCTGGCATTACTCACTAATTACATTCCTATCGGCGGCGATCTTTCAGCCGTTGCGCTCGCACCCTTCGAGGTTACCGGCTACGCCCTGAATAATAAACAAGATGGCGTTACTTTAAAAGGCTACCGGGAAACAGACCTCGGCCGCACCATTACTTTAAACGTATTGGTGAAATTCAAACAGGACGAGGCCAATGGTTACCCGATTATTAATGATCTGGAAGCCAAGCTGCAAAAGATTGTATCCGAAACCAACAAATACCGGCTGGAAGGAAAGACTCTTCAAACAAAAATGGACTTCGATGAAAAAGAAGGCATTGTTACTCACGCCCAAATTGCTGAACCGGATGCTAATGGCAACCTTCTCACCAAGCAAGAATGGACGGCGCAGGAATATACCGCTGAAGTAAACCACACCGCAGACTTGCGCGACCAGGGAAAAGTAGTTCCGATTAAAAAAGGAAAGAAAGCAAAAGAACCCGTTGTGGAAAAGGAATACACCCCCGCAGAACTGGAAGCCCGGAAAGTAAACAAGAGGAACCCAAATAAAACAGCGGCGAAATAATGCTACGAAAAGAAATTTGGGCCGCTGTCGAGCTCGAGCTACGCTCCTCGAAAAAAGAAATGCCGCAATTTCCTGACCATGCTGCAGCAATGGCGGGTATAGTAACCAGCGAAGCAGGTGGACTGATGGATACATGCCTTAACTGGAAGTATAGCAGGCCGGGCTCAATAGCACTGCAGGAGAACATTTTAAATACCATGCGAAAGCAAGCGGTGCAGGCGGCAGCGGCCTCCATCAGATTTCTGGAAAACATTGATAAGTTAAAACCCGACGCTGAACAGGCAGAGGAAAAAGTAAATGGATTGCTATGAGCGTGGAATTACTTCATATCGACTGCATGGAATTTATGGCCGGTTTACCTGATAAGGCTTTTGATTTGGCTATTGTTGATCCGCCCTATGGAATAAACGCTCCTAATATGCAAATGGGTCATGGCGCCAAAAGCAGAGGTGGTAGAATTTCCACTGCGGTCGCATTGAAAAAAGGACGGTTGAATTCTGGTGGTGGACAATTAAAAGATAGAATATTAAATACGAGTTCAATTGATTGGGATTGCGCAGCACCTCCGCAAGAATACTTTAATGAATTAATGCGTGTAAGTAAAAATCAAATTATTTGGGGAGGTAATTATTTTCCCCTTCCTCCTTCAAGATGTTTTATGATTTGGAATAAGGTTCAACCATGGGAAAATTTTTCACAGGCAGAGTTTGCGTGGACATCATTTGATAAACCGGCAGGATTATTAACACTTGGCGTAAGCGGTGGCGCTTTTAATGAAACAAAAATACATCCAACCCAAAAACCGGCAAGGCTATATAAGTGGCTTATGACGCGCCTAGCCCAACCCGGCGACCGCATTCTGGACACCCACCTAGGAAGTGGCAGCAGCGCAATAGCGGCGCATTCTATGGGCTTTGATTTCGTTGGCTGTGAAATTGATGAATCGTATTATTTAGCTGCGTTGAAGAGATTTAAAACAATGACAGCGCAAACCCAATTATTCAAATAAAAAACTAACCATTATGACAATTGACGAAGTAAAAGCATTGACCTGCAAAAAGCATATCAAAATTTACAAACTGTCGCAGGCCGGATTAACGAATAAGCAGATAGCCGACGCACTTGGAACCAACCCCGGCCATGTATACAATGCCCTGAAAGATTATAAAACAAAGCCTCAAAAAGTAGAGGCTGCAAATCTGGTGGCATGAAGATCGTATTTGTGAGCCACGCCATCGGCGGCGACGTAAAAGCCAACTTAAAAGACCTGCGAAGGATAATAAAGAAGATAAACCTGGACTATGAAAACGTGATACCCTTCTGCCCCTATTATTCGGACGTAGTGAGCCTTGACGACGCAATACCGTGGCAAAGGATAAGGGGAATGAACAACGCGAAGTACATCCTTGCAAACATGGCAATTGATGAATTATGGCTAACCGGAACGCATATAAGCGCAGGGATGAAAGAGGAGATGGAGATCGCGAAAATTGAGCGGATAACAATTGTGGATTATATAAATCAGATTTGAAAAATCATGAAGAATAAAATATCATACAGCGAAAAACTAACCGATCCCAGGTGGCAACGCAGACGCCTGGAGGTTTTTAACCGGGATAACTGGACCTGCCAATGCTGTAGTAATAAGGTTTTACAGCTTGAAATTCATCACATAGAATATTGGACGGGAAAAGAGCCATGGGAATACCCGGACAACATGCTGATAACTATTTGCAGAGATTGCCATGAGGTTGAAACCGTCCGGTTTAAACATGAGCAATATTTACTCAAATCATTGCTGTCAAATGGGTTTCTGGCAAACGACCTGCTTGCCCTGTCGACCATGTTATCTACCCACATAAAATTCAGGGAACAATTACTAAAAAATATTCGCCAATATATTAACAGCTAAACCAATGAAAAGCCCCGCATACCAATGGTACCCTAAAGATATTATGACAAGCGAAAGGGTTGCGCTACTATCATTAATCGAAGAAGGAGCGTTTAGGAGGGCGCTGGATTCCTGTTGGTTGCAGGGTTCTATCCCTGCCGACCCTGAAAAACTTGCCGTTGTTATTGGGAAAAAATGCACTAAAAAAATTGCCCTCGCTATTGTTCATTTATTTATTCCACATCCTAATGATCCTACCAGGCTTATTAATGAAAGGCAGGAGGTAGAGAGAAAAAAGCAAAAGGATTGGAAAGAAAAATCTGCCGAGGCCGGTTACAAATCTGGCGAAGCAAGGAGGAACCAAAAGGGAACCAACCTTGAACCAACCTTCGCAAATGGTTCGAACCAAACCCCAACCGGCCGGTTGCCAAATGGTTCCAACCAAACACGAACATTGCATTTGCAGTCTTCTTCTTCATCTACGGAAGAGAGTATACACGCACACGAAAATTTGAAAGGTTCAAATCTATTCAGGCAACCTAAAATTCCAAAGTTTGAAGATGTTCACAGAGTTTTCATTCAGCATGGTGGTACTGAAGAAATGGCAAAAAAATTCTATGAATCCAACCAGGCAACAGGATGGTACAGGAACAACAGTCCGATTGTGAATTTTGTCCCAATGGTTTCAGGATATGTCAGCGCATGGAAAAAAAATAATAACGAATCGGATGGCGGCTTAACTGAACAGGAATTGATAATCAGAAAAATGGAGAAAGCAAGATGAATTTCAATTGGGAAAAGCACGGCATCGATGTGTCAAAAGTCAGGGGTGGAAAAACCACCTGCCCAAAATGCAGCGCAGGCAGGAAGCATAAAAAAGACCCCTGCTTATCAGTTGATTTGAAGGAAGGATTGTTTAATTGCCATAATTGCGACTTCAGAGGCACGGCGGTTGATTACATTCCAAAAAAAGAATTTGTAAAGCCACCGGCCAGGCTGGAAAAGATGAGCGCCAAAACGATTGATTGGTTTGAGAATGAAAGGAAAATCAGCAACAACACGCTGCTAAGATTTGGGATTACCGAGGCAAAGGAATGGATGCCCCAATATGAACGTGAAGTGACCACCATTTGCTTTAACTACCTACGGGATGGCGAACTGATCAACATCAAATTCAGGGGCCCGAAAAAGAGCTTCAAAATGGCTAAGGATGCAGAGTTGATTTTTTACAATCTGGATGCCATCAAGGACGAAAAAGAATGTGTGATAGTGGAAGGGGAAATTGATTGCCTGTCTGTTCACGAAGCTGGGATTTTCAATGTAGTTTCTGTGCCAAACGGCGCCAGCAGGGGGAGCCAAAAATTGGAATACCTGGATAACTGCTGGAAGTATTTTGAGAGCAAGGAAAGAATCGTTTTAGCGGTTGATGGTGATGAGGCCGGCGAATCGCTTCGCGCGGAATTAATCAGGCGCCTGGGTAAGGATAAATGCTTTACCGTTGAATATCCTGAAGGCTGTAAAGACTTAAACGAAGTGCTGGTTAAATACGGAGCGGTACACGTAAAGACCGCGATAAACAACGCAGCGGAACTACCCATTGAAGGTATTAAGTCCATGGCTGAAATGTATACCACGGTTACCGATTGGTATTTAAAAGGGTATCCGAAAGGGGCAGCCGCCGGGATAGACGGTTTTGATCACATGCTGACTTTCGTGCCTGGCCAGCTCACTATTGTTACCGGTATTCCTGGGCATGGTAAGGATGAGTTCTTAAATTTTATCATGGCGTCACTCAGTAAAAATCAGGGCTGGACCTGGGGTATTTGTGGGTTTGAAGAAACGCCGGAAGAAACGGTTACAAAGATTGCAGAAAAATTAACCGGAAAATGTTTTGATGTGCGCACAGATAAAACCAAAAGAATTTCACGTGAAGAATACGAATCATCGGTAGACCTGATTGATAAATATTTTTTCTTCATCAACCCGGATGATATTGAAACGGACGTAGAAAGTTTGATTGCAAAAGGTGAGGAGCTGGTACGAAAAAAAGGCATTAAGGGATTTTATTTGAATCCATGGAACTGGATAGACCATAGCAGGTCCGGTTTCCTTTCCGAAACGGAGTATGTGAGCCTAACCCTTTCAAAAATCATAAAATTCGCCAAACGCTGCCAGGTGCATGTATTCTTACTGGCCCATACAACAAAAATGTACAAGGATAAGAGCGGAAAGTATGAGGTGCCGACGCTTTATTCAATTTCAGGTTCAGCCCATTTTTTCAACAAGGCGCACAACGGCATTACGGTATACCGGGATTATTCAACCAATGTGGTAGATGTTTATGTGCAGAAGGTAAAACAAAGCTGGCTGGGTAAAACAGGTTTCAGCACGTACAATTTTGACACGCTTACCCGACAATACATTCTACAACAAACATCTGAACCGGTAAAGAAAAACGAACTGCCTGCCGGCAATTGGAAACAACTGCCGCCAGAACCGGAATTATTTTCAAACGACGATCAACCATTTTAACCATGACACTACAACAACTGAACTACACGGAAACACAGGTAACACAAGTAACACAAGCGGTGTGCAAACATTTGAATATATCGTTTGAGCAATTGAATATCAAAACAAGAGGAGAAAAAGACATCGCTTATGCCCGGCAACTGTGTATGTATATGCTAACAATGAACACCCGGTTAACGCAGAAAAAGATTGCTGAAATATTTGACCGGGAAAGGTCGGGGGTAAGTTATGCGGTCAGCACGATAACGCAGTTTATACGGGAAGATGTGATAGTAAAACGGGATGTAATGGCCATCGAAAAAGCAATAGCACAATGAAAGCGCCCATAAAAATAGACGATCTGCGGAATAGCGCCTGCGCCCGTTTAAATCCGCATCTTTTTAGTGAACCTGCTCGCCAGGAAGATAAAAAAAGCAAGTACGGAAATGAGAAAGTGGTAGACGATGAAGGGCGGCCATTTGATAGTAAAAGAGAATTAAAAAGATATAAGGAGCTAAAACTCCTCCTGAAGGCCGGAAAGATAGGTTTTTTGGCACGGCAGACAGAGTTTGAGCTAAACAACGGTGGAACGCATTCGCTTATTTACAAGGCTGATTTTACTTATATCGACATGGAAACAGGTAAGCAAATGGTGGAAGATGTAAAAGGCCATGAAACCAAGATTTTCAAAAAAAAGGAAAAACTGATGAAAAAGGTTCACGGCATTATAATTCACAAAACTTAAAGCATTATGAAATTGATACCGATCCTTTTTTCGAGCCCGATGGTGCAAGCAATTCTTGAAGGGCGCAAGAAAATGACCAGGCGGATTATAAAACCACAGCCAGATGATGATGGGCTTTGGAATGATACAGATGCCCCCCGATCATTACAAAGCACTTTAAAGGGCTGGAATGGGTCTACAATAGATGGTCAGAGTATGGAATTTAAATGTCGTTATGGGCGTGTTGGAGATATCCTTTGGATTCGTGAGAGTTTTCAACCAGTAATACGTATTTGCAGCGGCACTGGTCAGCTAACAGGTAGCCAATATTCATACAAAGCTGATATACACAATCCAATAAAGGGCCATGATAAATTTAAACCATCCATTCACATGCCCTACGCAGCCTGCCGCATTTGGCTAAAAATAAAATCAATCCGGGTAGAACGGCTGCAGGATATAAGTACCGAAGATATTTTGAGCGAGGGTGTTCGGTATGGAGTTTCTCCGAAAGAAAATAATATGGCAGCTCCGATATTTAAACTGCAAGAAAATTCAGCACTTTCATTTATGCCTGATGGCTGGCAAAGACTATCTGAAGATCAGTTAAAATCGGCGTTGTTGCGTGCTCATTGGTTTGAGCTGTGGTGCGAAATTAATGGTATTGAAAGCTGGAATAGTAATCCATGGACCTGGCGGATCGAATTTGAAAGAACCGAAAAACCATGACCACCTACGAAAAACAACTCCTCCTCAACGATCTCCTTGCCATAAATAAAGAAGCTGAGATAAAAGACTTTATAGAGGTATTAAGGGTGAACAGAAATTACGACCCGGAGACGGTTAGAAAAGTAAATGAACTGCGGGAGCGCAGGGAGAGGGATGAGTTAAAAAGAAAAATTTATGGCCAGTAAGTTATTAAAGCCGGGCGACAGATTTTACAGTCAAAGCAAGCGGATGCAAAGGATGAGGCGCTATTTGGCAGCAAGTAATAAGCCGGGTGTTTGCATTTATCAGGCGGGGTATGTTGGATATTTTGAAAAGGGGAAAAGAAAATACCTGTGTAAAGTTGAGGGCGTTGTTGAGACTAATACAGGTCTTTACAAGGGCAGTATTTGGACTGGTGAACATAATTTAAACGGAAAGATAAGCGGCAGGCGCTGGTGGCAATTTACATATTTAGTAACAGTTATTGAAAATTAAAAAAAATGATATTACTACTAAAAGCTAGTGAAGAAAAAGAAGATTTTTTTGAATTTATTGAAAGGGAAGTAACCTTCAATTCAGATATAATTTCTGTTACCGGCTATATCATGTATAAAAAAGGAGAAAAGGCTTATATATCTGACGTTATATATAATTCAGGTTATTATTCTCATGCGCGCCCTGACATTTATATAAAACCAAAAATATCATCATTCCAAATTAATCATATTACCGGCCATTGGCGGCCCGATACTTTTGTAGAATTTCAAAACGCTACAAACTAAGGGAGAGGGGAAACACGAATCATTTTAATTAAATAAACCATGCAAACAGAAGACGACATACTAAAAAAGCACTTGCACGAATTAAGGCCGTTTTTACCAATTCGACATGAAAAGGAAATCCTCGCAGCAATGAGCGAATGGGGTGAAATCCGCGCCCTCCAAGCAGCCGGTGAAGCATGGGACGCAAGCAGAAAACACTATATACAATCCCTAACTACTCCGGATAAGGAAACTTATCTAAATAGCATAAAATCAAGCACATGAAATACATAGCTTTTGTATTATTAACAGGATGGAGTGTCTACGCTCTTTACACATTTGGGGACTTGAAGCCGTCCGAAAATTTAATCATTTGGTCATTAGGCGTAACTACCATCATGTACTCAGTTGCCAGCGGGATAATGTTATTAATAGATAGAAAAAACCATTTATAAATATGCAAACAGAAGAAATAAAAGACGAGTTCCGCGCAATCATCAGCCATGCCTTATTAGGTTGTGATACACCTGAAGTTTCAAAAGAAACCTGGGAATTAGTTTTTTCGGAATGTGCGAAGTACGCCCTCCAAGTAGCCGGAAACCCAGTTGAAGAGGAAGAAGATGATTCCGTTAAAATAATAGCTAAATATTGGCTACAAGAACATTTAGCTGAGTATGTTTTAAAAATTGCAGACAAACACTGCATTGATAATACAGATGGGGAATATATTTTCCACAAAGAAAGCCTTATTGATTTCGCAAAAGCCTACGCCCTCCAATTTGGGCGGGAGATAGCGGAGAAAAGTTGGGATAGCGCAATAAATCACATAGAAGAACAAGACAAATATCCTTACGGCACCAGAAACGGTGTATATCAATACCCCAATAAGCAGCAATACCTTACTTCACTGAATCTACCGCAACAGCAGGGATGGCAGGATATTTCAACAGCGCCGAAGGATGGAACGCATATAGTAATCGGACATCCTGATTACGATTCTTTTCCTGTGGCTGCATGGGAATATGTGGGAGAAGATGAGGGCGCAGGTTATTGTTGGGTTTCAAAAGATCAGCATTGGTGGGAAGATGGTGTTCTGTGGGGGGACTTGGGCTATATTGAACCTACGCATTGGATGCCGTTACCCGTTAATCCATTAACAATTAAAAAATAAAAGATGAAAAATAACTTTCGTGAAACGGCAAAAAAAATATTTGATACCTACATTCCTTCAATAGAAAAACATCAGAAAAACCCAAAAAATATGTTCTTATTGGGATGTGAATCGGGGTTATTACACGCTCATTCAAAAGATGAGTTAAAAGAAGTGTCTACAAATATTGTTAACAAAATTAATATTGAATTTAATCTCGAATTAAAAACAGTAGATGCCGCACAAATGGATGAATTTATATTTAACTATTTAACCGAAAATCTTTAACATTACCCCCTCACCCAAGTAAAGTAAAATAGATATGAAAAAGATAAAAGTTTTAAATACCGAAGAAATTGAACGCATAACCGCCGGAATGTATCATGGTATCATAATCTGGATGAAGGATGGAAAGGTTTATACCTGTGCCAGCGATATTAGAATTGACCCAGATAGTTATATCATTACCGGCACATTTACACTTAACAAAGAATTGATGGAGCAATTTTCTTAACCGATCCCCCAAACCAATAAATAAAAGAGATATGGCAATCAAAACAGATGATGAAGATATACGCAATGTTCATTTTTGGATGGAACACGGCGGCAATGGGGATTATTATATTGACCTAATGGAATATGATAAAAGGCCCGGTGCGCTTCCCGTCCGGATTGATTGCCGGATTTCAATGTCAGGCGGCAATGCACCACACGAAGTAAAAATGGCAGTATCTGCTTTATGGAGAGCCTTAGAAGCATCGGGGCTTAACTATCATCCTAAATTTCCACCTTCTCAAACTAAACAACTATGATAAAGCAAGACATTTCTTTTTTCTGCGCCTGTGATAATTGTGGCGTTTACTGGTTTGACGAACAATCGGGAAGTGCAGGATTCCCCACGCCAATGGATTTAAACAACGAAATAAATAATGATGAAGATTGGCTTTGTGATGGCGAAAGGCATTATTGTAAAGATTGCTGGAAAGACGTTGGTGAAGATGAAGGCGACGACACCATTTATGAAATAGATGGCAGCAAAAAGAAAGAAGTTAAGCCGGGAGAGGATTTTGCATCCCTCCTGCAAGAACTAACCACCCTCCGGGAACAGAACGAAAAACTAAAAGCGGAAGTGCAGAACGACTTGACCATCATAGATCATTTCAGTAGTGAAATAACCAGACTAACCGGGGAGAACGAAAAATACAGGAAGGTGCTGGTGAAAGTATGTCAAACCATAGACAGCGACTAGGTGCTTAATATTGCTGAACAAGCATTAACCAGTAAAAACGTATAAACATGAAAGTAATGTGTATTGCAAAAAAGGGGTATGGGCATTCTGAATTAGCAAAAAAAGCTGTTGCTCAAATCCAAATTGGAGATATTGTTACAGTAACTGACGAAGGCCCAGAAATCGGGGGATGGTATGAGCTTGCTGAATATCCTGATTTGTGTTGGTATAAATCAAATTTCGCTCCTTTATCGAAAATTGATGAATCAGAAATGATTAGAGAAAACCTTTTAGTAAAACTTAACCCATGAGCAATTGTTCCAACCACCAAAGAGAACCTATCTCAAAATCACGAACTCATTCAGTAGGGGACGAGTGGATATATATGGACGGGTCGACAAAATATTGGATTGAATTCAATAGAATACAAAATGGTAAAGAAATATGGTCTTTTGGCAAAATATACTCTGATGGCAGTGGATGCAGGTCTGACTACGCGTTTAGTTATGCATCTGCCCGAAAACATCATTATACAAATGGACGATTTAAAAAAGTAAAGAAATGACTATAGAAGAACAAAATAAAATTATTGCCAATTTCGACGATTTGATGAAGCCGGATAAATCAGACTGGAAAAAAGAAAGCTGGGAGAGAAAAGGCTTCAACTGGGTGCACATGTCAAAGCTTCAATACCATTCCAGTTGGGACTGGCATGGATGAAATTTTTGAAATGCCGACCAGAAGGGGATAATGGGTATTTCTATGACGGATTTAAAGAAGGTATTGAAATTCTTATTCTTTCCGAAGAAACCCCTGCCAAAGCCGCTGAACAACTTGCCGAAGCAATCCTTTGGTACAACACAACTTTACCCAAACAAAAACCTTAAAACTACCAGTTACCATGTATAGTGAAGAACAAACAGGGCCAGCGACCTACATAACAGAAACGGGGGCTTTAATAAGTGCGCATGATTACGGCTTCTTATCCCCCGATCAACAGGCAAGATGTAGCCCGTATCAACCATACACGATTGTATTAAGAACCTGTGACGGTGAATGTCCTCACCCATGCGACCAATACCCGGAATGCCAGCCAGATTATTTTAAAAACCCTGAAAAATATCAAATGCCATGAATAGGCGACTTTCAACTGTTGGGGATATTTATTACAAAATCTGTAGCGACCGTATTCAATACAAAGGAGAAAGGTATTTCAGGTTTAATTACAACCATGATACAGTTATTCAGGTTTGCGTCAATCCTGGCAACGAATTGAAACGCGGTAGAGCAAATACAATCGGTGTATATGTGGTTAATAAAATGACGCTCCTTTCAAATTATCTGTCCATGAACTATGTTGAAATATGCACTAAAAAAGAATACGAAAAACAATTTAATCACGTTGTAAAACTTTTACAATGACATTAGCAGCAAAATGCACTTGCGGGAAAAGCCCGTGGTATTGTGTAGGTGGAGAAGGTTGCCGTTGGCATAAAAGCGAACCTGTTGATATGCCTCCCATACCCACCCCTTCAGCAAAAGAAAGGGCAGAACAGTTATACCCAATAGGCTACCAACCGCCCGGCAATTTTACAATTGGAGCTAATCTACGCGCCGCCTACATAAAAGGCCGTGAAGAAGCGAAGGGAATAGCGGTGTCGTTTGCTAAGTGGACTTCCGATGAAGGCTGGGTGACATTTGGCGGCTCGGTTGCTCCTGACGTGTGGGTAAATGACGACACAAGTAAAAAGCAAATGTTAACAAACGAACTTTTTGATTATTGGTATACAAATATTTATAAACCCAAATGACCCATGAAGAAAGGCGACAGGGTAACAGTTTTTAATAAATATGGTGGCAGATGTGCTTATTGCGGATGTGAGCTTAATGACAAGTGGCAGGTAGACCATGCTATCAGTAGAAATTATTGGTTTTATTTTGATGTAAATAATCCTAAAGCTGTAAACAATATTGAAAACCTTATGCCCGCGTGCAGCGAATGTAATCACTATAAAAGGTCTCTTTGTGTAGAAAGTGTCGGTAATCATACTGGATTCAGAAATTACATGAAAGGATTCCACAAAAGATATGGCCGCTTGCCAATCAAATCAATCAGACCGCAAACAGAAAAAAGAAAAGCGTATATGCAGGCTATAGCGGATAAATACGGCATAACAAAAGATATTCCATTCTCAGGCATTTTTTATTTTGAAACTCATAAACCATAACTACAGCTATGACAAAAGAACAAGAAATAGAAGTAAAAATTGCTGCTGGAAAATATAGTGACAAACTATTCGATGATGGCAAAACCATTGATATTTACCACTATCAAGCATTTATAGCAGGCGCAGAGTTTGCCGCCTCATCTGTAAAGGGAATGCAGTGGGTTGACATTGTACACGGAGAATTAACGCCGCCAGCCGATACTCCCATGATCTTTGAAATGTCAGACGGCGAAGTTTATAAAGGTATTTATCATGAAGATTGCGGCAATTGGTGGGTGTCAATAAGAGCAGAAGGTAGCTCTGAATTTGACAGGGAAAATTTCAGCCTTACTGATTTCACCCGCTATTTGTACGAAGGATAGGGAGCAATGGATACCAGAAACTAAAAACAAAACCATGAAATACATTTTAATATTAATTCTGTTTATCAGTTGTAAGCCTTTGCCAAAAAGTGAATTTCAACTTACCGGTGGGTGTTGGCTACATACTGAAAATCACGGACCTATTGAATGCAACCCGTGGCTTTTAGAATTTCGCACTAAAGGATGGTACGGTTCAATTGACTTTAACGAAAAAGAAAAAAACGACTTTTTAAAATATATGGGTCAGTTGGACAGGTCCGGGAATATATATACCAACAAATATAGTCTGTTAAAAATGCGGAGAAGCTACCAGCTTACCCAAAAAAGCACAGGCGTCACCTTCTCATTTACCGAAAATCAGCGCCTGCATATTAAAATAGTTGGCGCCCAAAATCATTGAATGGATACCAGGGGAGGGAATTGAGAAATAAAGCAAAAATAAATTGTAGCTTTGGAAATAACATTTTAATCCATAAACAGGATTCAATGTCAGAAAATAAGCTCTCCGATAAGCAGAAGCGATTCTGTGACCATTACCTGATTTCATTTAATGCCACCCAGTCGGCAATCAAGGCCGGTTACTCCAAAAAGACAGCCCATTCCATCGGCTCAGAGAACCTTATAAAACCGGAGATTCAGAAATATCTACAGTCAAAAAAAGAAAAGATTGCCAAAAAACTGGAAATCAGCCAAGAAAGAACCATGCTCGAAATGGCCCGTATTTCCTTTTCAAGTGTTTTGAATCTCTATAACGAGGACGGCACATTTAAGCCCATCCACGAACTTGATGACAACACGGCGGCAGCCATACAATCACTTGAACTGAATGAGGATGGCGAAATAATCAAAATTAAATTATGGGACAAGAATAAGCCAATGGAGATGCTGGGCAAGCATTTTAAAATATATGCCGATATCACCCCGGTAGTTGTCAACAATACGTTTGACATAGGTAGTCTATCGGCCGAAGATCTGAAACAACTGCTGGCACTAAAGAAAAAAGCAGGCAAATGAACGACGTTTTAGCATTATTGGAAGTGCCAGCAATAGAAATACAAAAAAAGCTCTTTGCACTACGGGATTTTGATTTCATAGCTATCACAGACAGGGGTACGAATTACAAGCAGGCCGAAGCCTTGGAGGCGCTACTATCCGGAAATTACACTGAAATACTATATGGCGGTGCAGCCGGCGGCGCAAAGAGTTGGACAGGGGCTGCATGGCTTACGTTTATGTGTGAATGCTACCCAGGTACCCGGTGGTTTATCGGGCGCGATGCGCTTAACAAAATAAAGGAATCAACGCTGGTTACCCTGATGAAGGTTTTCCGGGCCTATGGCATTGAGGGGGCAAAATATATTGAGAAAGATAATTGCATTCTGTTCCCCAACGCCAGCCGCATTGACTTTCTGGACCTGAAGTTTTACCCACAGGATAAGCTCTATGAAAGATTTGGATCGCTTGAATTTACCGGTGGTTGGATAGAAGAGGCGGGAGAGGTTCATTTTGGGGCTTTCGATGTGCTCAAAACAAGGATAGGTCGACACATGAATGATAAGTACGGACTTAAGCCGGTTTTGTTTATCACTTGTAACCCGAAAAAGAACTGGCTTTATTACGAATTCTTTGTTCCCTGGAAAACCAAAACGCTTGATGCCAAAAAGAAATTTATACAAGCTTTCATACAAGATAATCCGGCCATTGAATCAGGGTATTTACAGCAGCTACAGTCTCAGAAAAGCGTGGCACAAAAAGAAAGATTATTAAACGGTAACTGGGATTACGATGATGATCCAACCACCCTTTGTGATTTTGATTCGATTTTAGACGCGTTCACCAATGACTTTGTATCTGATGGCGAAAAAAGAATAAGTGCGGATTTAGCCATGAAAGGCCGTGATAAGTTTATTGCCGGCGCATGGTCAGGCTTAATTGTTAGGGTGGCAATTGATAAGGCTATTTCCACCGGCGCTGAAATAGAGGCTGATTTAAAAAAATTGATGATTACTGAACAGGTACCGCGCAGCAGAACGGTGGTAGATAGTGATGGGCTTGGATCTTACCTTGAAAGCTACTTGGTGGGTATTAAAGAATTTCACGGTGGTGCGGTTGCCGACGATAGCAAAGAGTATGGAAATCTGAAAAGTGAATGCGGGTATAAACTTGCTGAGGTTTTTAATAAGCGGCTGATAAAAATCATCTGCACAGAAGAACAAAAACAATTGATAATTGAAGAAATGGGAGTGCTTAAAGCTAAAGATATTGATGCCGATGAAAAGCGTAAGCAGATAATTAAAAAAGAGGATATGAAAATACTCCTTGGCAGATCGCCCGATTATCTGGATATGTTGCTTATGGGAATGATTTTTTATAAAGGGACTCAAAAAAGTAATCTTAAATCACAACTCGGTAATTTCCGTTAAAACAACCAACTATGACACCCTCAACAAGGTTTTTAATTTATCTGCTGCTGACATCGGTAATTGCTGTAATCCTTATTTACACGGGGCACGCAGAATTATTTTACATCTACACTGCGGTCAGCGCCGTGTTTTTAACCCAACGTTTAATTGACCTGATAAAATAATAACTATGACGATTCAACAGTTAATACTTCTGATGGAGAATGACATGAATAAGTGTCTGCAGTTCTGCGAAGCGCATGCGCCAGTAAAAAACGTCTATGATAATACAGACTCTGTCGACCCGCTTAAGCAATATGAACCCCGCTTGCATGATATCATGGACACCGCCAAGCGCATGGATAAAGTAATTAATAACGAGTCGGGGCAGATGGAAAGCCTGGTAAAAGTTGCCCGGCTACCAATGCCGGTGCAAAAGAAGATAGTCCTTACATCGGCAGCTTTCCTCGGTAAACCTACCCTTGAAGCAAATGCGGATACTGATCAGGAGAAAAACCTGCTGCAGGTGGTCAAGGACACGTGGACAGCGAACAAGCTGGATTACAAATTCAAGACCATCGCCAAAATAACCATGAGTGAAAAGGCGTGCGCTGAACTGTGGTATACCAAAGATGTTGATGAGTCTTACCCAGAAGGCTACCCATTGGACTCAAAGATGCGGTTAAGCATGAAAATACTGGCCCGGTCAAAAGGGGATAGCCTATATCCGGTGTTCGATGAATACGGCAACATGATTGCCTTTGGTCGAGGGTATTATTCTATTGATGAAAATGCACTAAAGATTCAACATTTTGACGTTTATACAGCCGATGAAATATTCTACAGTAAACAGGTAGCGGGCAGTTGGCTATGGGCTGCACTCGGGCCTGATAATATGCTGGTATATGATGGGAATTTTAGCAGCATCAAAAATCCAATAGGCAAAATACCCGTTATCTACTACTGGCAGCCGCAGGCTGAGTGGACAGATGTACAGCGGTTGATCGAACGTCTGGAAACAAAACTTTCCAACCTGGCAGATACGAACGATTATTTCGACAGCCCGATAATAAAGGCTTCCGGGCATACCATATCATTCAGTAAGAAAGGGGAAAGCGGTAAGTTATTGGAGTTGGAAAACGGCGCCGATGTATCTTACCTGACATGGGACCAGACGCCGGCAGCCATGAAAATGGAAATTGACGAGCTAAAATCATCTATCTATAGCTATACCCATACCCCCGACATCTCTTTTGAAAAACTGATGGGCTTGGGCTATTTCTCCAATGTGGCCCTTCAGACCTTATTCAGTGACGCGCATTTTAAGGCCGCTGACAAGGAGGAAATATTCGGCGAGGGATTACAAAGGAGGATTAATTTAATAAAAAAGGCCATATCCGTATTGGACAGCAGCTTGTCTGCGGGGTTATCACTGGATATTAAGCCGAAATTCAATTATTACCTGCCCAAAAACATCACAGAGGAAATCGATCGTTTGGGCACAGCGGTGGGGGCCGGTATCCTTTCAAAGGAAACGGCCATAACGCTCAATCCATTGGTAGCAGACCCGGAAAGCGAACAGCAAAGGATAAAGGATGAGGCGGCGAAGGCACCACAACCACCACCGGTTGTTGTTCCGCTAAAAGTGGAAAAAGCGCCCAGCCAGTCGCAGGCAAATAATTAGCAGGGTTAGGATAAAAGCCGGGCCAGCATTTCTATGTTATCCGGCATTTTTATTTTAACTTTACTCCTCCCCATGACAATACAGCAATTCCTTTATGAACGCTCTCAGCGGCCGACCTTTTTGGCTGAGGATATTTATAAGGAATTAAGGAGAAAAGACGCATTAAACCCGACCTACAGCAAAGACCTGATAACCGTTATTAATTACCTGCAGGTAGAAGGCGCCCGGTTCCCGGCAGAGCAATTGCGCTGGCTGACCAATAAGATTGTTGAAATGGCAAGCGATTATGTGATGGAGAGAGAGCGGCAAATGGCAGTGGTAAAGATGGCGGCTATGATGAATAAGGCGTTGCCGCCGGCAGATGAGCGGTATATTGATTATGAACAAAGTGAAAATAAATGACGAAGGAACAATTTATAGCCGAAAAGCAGGTAAAGATTGATGCTATTATTAAGCAGCAAAGTGAATTAATCAATCGGGCCCAAAGCCTGGTTAATGAAGATCCGGTAAGGGGTATAAAAATTATGGCTGTATTCCGCTCATTGGAAGTATTAAAAAACCGGATAATTAAGACCCGATATCTGCCAAGGGGCGACGAAGGATTAGTGCCTACAAAATAATTCAACTTAGCGTGCGGTATTGTCGAAAGACACCACATATTGTGGCCAATAAAACGGGTTACCGACATTATTTACAGCAGTTTCAGCAATGAGCCGCTTTTTTATTTATCCTTCTCCCCGTTTGATTTGATACTAACGCTAATACAGCATTGAATTATGCCAATTAATACAAGCCAGCCCCAGCCTTTAACTCCGTTATACATAAGGAATGTGAGGCAACTAACAGTAAAGGCAATTGAGATAAGAAAAATAGAGGCAACAAGGGTTTCTTTCATGCAGGCTTATTTTGAATTAATTCTTTAATGAAATCCCAGATATCTTGAAATAATGCCCGGACACCAAAGCCGATATATCGGAAGTATATGAAGGCACATGTCGCAGCCACTACAGTAGCCAACCATTCAGGCATGTTGCTGGCGTTATTCATGCTGATTTCCTTTGTTGACGAAGTTTTTTAAAATGATCGGCAGGATACTTGTATTTCTTGATAACCCAATCTTCAAGTATATTCCTGATCAAGTGTTGCGTGGACCACTCCAGCTCCGACGCTGACATTTGCAAATGACTGGCTACCGGGCCAAGTCTTAACGGGGTAGGCTTTTCGCCAATAGAAGAACTATTTTTCATTCGTAAATTTTAATGGATGCGATTACGCAATCAAATGAAGATTCACGTTTACAAAGGTAGTAAATGGTATACAATAAACAGCCATATCGAAATTTCAAATATATTTTTACTACCGAAATAATTTCCACACAAGGTTAATAACTCACTAAAAATATTTCTTATGCCTCTCGCACTCACAATCACAACTGAAGAAAAAATTCATGTTAAACTGGCCCCGGTAACAGCTACCGGTGGCGCTGCTGCTTTGGATGGCGCTCCAAAATGGACAGTAGTATCCGGCAACGGCACTGTAGTTCCTGACGCTGATGGCCTTGGCGCATTCTTGGTAAGCACTGATGCAGTAGATGGTATCGACACTGTTTACATGGTTGATGCAGATGCCGATTTGGGCGCAGGCGTTACAGATTTACAGGATACCGTAACCTTAACAGTTACCAACGCACAGGCTAAAAGCCTCGGCCTGGTTGCTGATGCAGCAGTTCCAAAAGTTTAAATAATATGGGCGGCTAATAACTGCCCTTTAAATATTTCACCATGCAGGTTGATGTTTCTTTTGATTTCGCGAAAGTGTATGATGTAACAAAAATTGATGTTGTTACAGGTCAGGAATTTAAACTACTGACAGATTCTACCGATCCGGAAGCAGAATGGTTTTCAAGCAACGACCCCGTATTGGATATTACTGTAACTGGAAGCAATGCACAATTGAAAGCCGCTAAACCCGGCAAATCAATCATATTGATTTTAAACGCTTCACAGCAGGTACAGAAAAAACTTACTATCACCGTTGTTGATGAAATTAAAGAGCCGGCAGCGGACTTGGGTTTATCAGCGGGTGAGCCGGTAAGTAAATAGTTTGGTGCATAAATAGCGCCCACTAAAGAGTAAACAGTTCTTAATTATATGAAAGAGAAGTTAATCGCAGCGATAAAGGCGAAGCACCCGGCTTTAAACCTACGCACGAAAAGGTTAGATGATTTATCAGCTAAACTTGAAGCAAAAATTAAAGACGAATCGGAAATCGAAACGATTCTTGAGACTTACAGCGACTACATCATAGACATGGCGAAAGCCGACGATAGAGTTTATGCTGCAGAAGCCAAGCTGAAGGCTCTAAAAACTCCCCCAAAAGAAGAGGAAAAAATTGAAACAGGCGCAGATGCGCCACCAGTTGATGATACTCCGGCATGGGCAAAAACGCTAATGACAGAGATAAAGCAACTGAAGGCTGATAAAGCGCAGACAACCATTCAGTCTCAGTTAAAAGAAAAATTGAAGGATGCAAATCCTTTGGTGAACTGGGCAGACTGGAAGCAACCGGAAACAGATGAGGAAGTTACGCCTTTCATTGAAAAGGTAACAGCCAAATCAAAAGAACTGGATAAAACATTAACCGAAAAAGGACTGGCTGCATTAGCGGCTCCCAAACAGGGAACGCAATCACCAGCAGGAACACCGACTGTAAGTGCATCGCTGAAACAAACACTGGAAGCGCAGAATAAGACACAGCAGGCAGCGGTGGCACCAGCAAACGGGAAATCTTTTGTAATAAATACACCAGGAACACTTTAACAATAAAAACTTTTTACAATGGCATTAGCTATTACAAGAACACTGGGTTCGACCGGCATACCGGTATGGCAGGGGCTTGATAAAGATATTCAGCTTGTACAGGGCGGTTTCGCGCTTGTTACTACCGGCCTTACCGCTGGCGCCTTGCTGCAGGCAGGTAGCCTTGTTATTTACGATGAGGCGGCCCGAACTGCCGTTGTATATAGCAATGGTTCTTTGCAGGCTGCTGCTACTGGATCGCCGACCACTTACCGCCTGAATAAAGGCAGTGGTTTTAAAGTAGGCGATTATATCGCATTTGCTGGTACAGGCGGTGCTGCTTATGCAATCACCGCAATCGACCCAGCCAATACAGCGTATGACCTGATAACAGTAGGCACCACCATCGGTAACGGCTCAGTTGGTGCCGGCGTATATGCAAGCACCGCAACAGGCGCTACCGCATCGGCTTATCCCGCTGCAAACGGCCTGTTATACGATGATACGCTGGCAAACCCCGGCGAAAGTATATCGGTGGTTATTCGCGGTACTATTTACGCACGCCGCATGCCCGGTGGTTACAACGCAGGTATTGCCGCATTGACAGGATTAAGCAAAATCATATTCTCACAATCAAAATAAGTAAACAATGATTATCCCTTCATATTTTGGGGACTTGGCGTCAAGCCAGAACCTTCAGCTTATTATCGACCAGTCGCAGGATGTACTGGGGCAGCAATCGATTTGGCGTAACTACTTGACACAAGGTCTACCCCAAATGAGTTTGGACTTTACCGATGTTATCGGACGCGACCGGATATCTGCAGCCGCCTCTATCGTTGATAGCGATGCACCCGCCCCATTGCGTTCCAGGAACAAGGTTGAGCGTTACAGCGGTAAAATACCTGCGATGAAGGAAAAATTCCGCATGAACCAGGACGACATGCGTGCACTCGAAGTACTTCGCGCATTGCCTTTACAGGGATCTGAACTCGCCTTACAGAATTTCCTTATCAAGGATGTTCAGGAAGCGTCAGTATCCGGCGATAAACGCGTGGATATTATGATGCTGCAGGCGATGTCTACCCTTACCGTAGACACTACCAACACGCTAAACCCTGATGGTGCCGCCTTTGGAACGATAGACTTGCTACCGCAGTCTTACCAGATGCAGGGTGTGCCTATCGTGTGGAGTTCAGTAACAACCTCTACCCCGATTGATGATATTGATAATTTCATCACCGCCATGCGTAACCTGCGTGGCCGCACATTCGGCGCGATTTACATGAGCAATACGCTATGGGTGTATTTCAAAAAATCAACGCAGGTGAAAAGCTACCTGTCCGGATTTTATAACACAGGCAAAGCAAACACATCTTTTGCAGTAACACTGGACAATGTGAATGAGTACATGAGCGCCAATAACTGGCCTCCTATCATCGTAGTGAATTACACTGCTATGATTGAGGTAGACGGCCTGCCAACATTCATTCAACCATTCAATGCCAATAACGTTGTATTTGCACCAGCGGGTAAACTGGGTGTCCTGGCAAATGCTGTTCCGATGGAACGCCTGCACCAGGTAACCGGTAAAGAATACGCCAATTACGGCCCTACACTGGTGGGCAAATGGAGAGAAAACGATCCGCTGGTAGAGTTTACCGGTATGGAGATGAACGCTTTCCCGGTGTTGAATGTAGATGGCATTTTCATTTTAAAGACTGATACTGTATTTGCAGGACCATTTGTTTAATAGATGACCAATAAACAGCGCTTAAAATCATTGCTCGGTAATGCACCATCTGATGATAATACCATAGAAGGGGCGCTGATAGATGCTGATGTAAATGGGACGGCAACGTATGATATCAGCTATAAACTGCCGGTAAGAAAAGCAGCTATTTATGTACTTGAAATGTTGCTTTCTACGCCCGACACAGGTAATGCAGATCCAAGTTTTTCGATAAAGTTTGACCGGGCCGCGATACAAAGGAGAATTGATAGTTTAAAAGGGGAACAGGATGACGAAACGGCTGGTCTGCCAACAATAAAAGGATTGAGTCCATGGTAACACCGTATTTACCCGATATAATTGGAGACATCGTAAACAGGGTAAGTCAAACATTTAACAACCGTTACCCGGACAATTTCCCAGTGTTCTTTGAGAAGGGATTGCACCAACAGGCCAGCAGATCAGTAGACGCTAATACGTGGCTAAAAAATGGAGATTCTTTGATATGGCTGGAAATGCCTGTTAGAATAAATACCGGCAACTGGCGGGTGTACGGAGAGGCTGAAGGCGTGGATTTGTATATCATGGTTGGAACGGACAACACTTATACACAGCAACAGCGGGATGACGCTTCCTTCAAACTGAGATTATTACCGATATACGGCCAATTGGTAAAGGAGATAAACCGCGAGCGTTGGTTTTCATTAATACCAGGTGGAATACCACATACGATGCAATTATTGCCTTTTTGGGGACTTGGTACAACAGGAGGATCGGATAAAGAAAATGCACTCGGAAGATTTGTTGATGCGATAAGAGTAAGAATACCAAAACTGGGTATTAAGAAAAATAATAATTGTAATGCCGGAAGGGAATATCCGGTTTTAACTTAAAAATACAAAATTAAACACCATGGCATTATCATTATGCGCAACAGCCGGAGTAAGCAATACAGGCGAACTGGAATGCGATGTGTCCAAAGGCGTACTTAAAAAATTATTTATATTCAACGGAGTTTTTGGCTCCAGCGATTATACCGATGAAAATACCTTTTTTGCGGCCCTGGTAGCAAATTCTAAGCTGTCCAAAAACGCATCCAACAAAGTTTTTCCTATTAAAGAGGCGCAGGATATTTCTGATAACTCCGAAGCGGATAAAGAAGGTTCGCTGGGTCTTGGCTTTTCTGTGGTGTTGGTGGCCGGCCGGCCGAAATATACCATAAAGGTATTTGCAGGATCTGACCTGTTGAAACGCTACCGCACTTACCAAAACAAAACCGTTCGCGTACTGGAATATGACGCCAACGGTGTAATGTGGGGTACAAAATCAGGCACCAGCTTCACCGGTTACCAGGCAAAAATGAGCTTCAGCGGTGGTAAACTGGCCACTGGTCAGAACGTTGAAGAAGGCGTTGTTACGATCACCCTTTCTATTCTCTCCAATTCCGAATACCTGGATAATTCTTATTATGTTCAGATCGATGAAAACATTGAGGATGTAAAAAGCCTGCTTGATTCTCCGCTGGCTTATGTTTCCAAAGCATCGAACGTTTATAAGTACAGTGTATTAATCCCCGGCGCTTCATTGCTCGGCTCTTACAATGTATTACCTGATTATGGAACGGCTATCGCTGCGCTGGTGGCTCAGTTCACCGCTAAATCAGCAGCAACGGCAGCTTTGGCGCCTACTGGCACGTCTTTACCCATTACATCAATCGTGTACAATGTGGGCGGCGATGGCCTGTTAACCGTTACATACGATTCAACAGCCTTTGCAACTGCAGGTGCTTATCTGTATCTGGCCGGGCCAACGCCTGCGCAGCTTGATACCGGCAACGTCACTGGGATTGAGCTAATGAGTGTAGTTCATGCGAAATAAAAGTGGAATAATTTGTGAATGACACAAATGCGTAGGAGTTGAAATTATGATTAAATTTGGGAATGGAAAATTGGATAGCATTACCCGGATATGAATTAAGTCACCAAGTGAGTAGTTTAGGAAATGTAAGAACAATAGATCGAACTGTAAATAGTTGGCAGGGAAAGAAAAGAAGGTTGGGTAAAACTTTAGCTCAAATACCATCAAATAGGGGTTATTTACGGGTTATGTTGGAGTTGAATAGAAAATCAAAAAATGTATCTGTTCATAAATTAATTTGTACAGCTTTCCATGGTCCGCAACCCTTTGAAGATAGTGTTGTAATGCATATAAACGATAATAAGCTTGATAATAGGGCCGATAATTTAAAATGGGGAACGCAGTTAGAAAATGTCAGGGATGCGGTTTCGAAGGGAATAAAGGTTCCTATAGCTGGCAGGCCAATTGTCGCGACAAGTGTTTTAACCGGGGAGGACGTTATTTTTAAAAGTATCGCTAATGCACACCGGGAGTTGAAAATTCAGAATTCAAATATTCAAAAGGTTCTGAAGGGCGAAAGGCAAAAAGCAGGTGGTTTTAAATTCAAATACCTTAATTAAAATAATTTAATATGGCTAGTCAATTAGTATACGAAGAAGTTGGTTTTAATGCTGATGTTATCGCAAAGAAATCTGCTGCTGATTTTATAAAGGAACACGGGCATTTAGGCCTTAACAATGAGCAACTGGCCGAAGTGCATAAACTAGCTACGGAAGCCGTTAAATCAGCGCCAAAAGAGAAAGCAGGCCCGGTGGTAAGCGTTACGCATCTCAATGCAGAAGGCAACGCCATAGTAAAGGATGAAGAAAAAAAGTAATCATCACCGGTAACACGGTAAAATAATAGGTGCCGGGTTATAGACTGCCCGGCACTTTTATTTAAATAAATGTTGGTAATAAATAACACATATGATATAGGAGACATCTGTTATTTAAAAACAGATCAGGATCAGAAGCCTCGGCAAGTATGCGCAATAGAGGTTTTTAAAGCCGGAGAATTGTTGTATAGGTTGATTCAGGGAACTGTGGTAAGCTCCCATTATGAGTTTGAAATATCAAAAGAAAAGGATGTAGTAAACGCTATTTGATGAAAAAGATTTTAAAATATCTCCGTTACCGCCTTTTATGTCACATGCGTAAAATGGTTGCCAGGGCATTTTTAAAAGAAACAAATCCAAAGATTGCACAAAATTATTGGGATGAAATGGAGCTTTTGGACAGCCATATTGCGAAGTATAAAAGCTATCCAAAGAAAAACGGGAAATACAGATGGGAACTATAAAGGGATTATATAGAAAAGTTCAGTCATTAAATGTGGCAGAAGTCGCAACTGACGCTTTTGGCAGCGTAATAGGCGATTTTACTGAAGATCAAAAAAACCAATTATACGCAGGTAAAACAAAAGACGGCGTTGATATTACTCCGCTATATATAAACGATCCTTATTTTAAGTCAGCGGAATCTGCGCAGCGTTATTCGGACTGGAAAGATAAAATAACACCCAATCCAAAAAGAACCTCGGGTGTTCCAAATCTTTTTATTATAGGTACATATTATGATAGTTTGAAAATTACAATATCTGGCCAAATGATAAGTTTTGTTTCAAGTTTTTTCGCAGCGGAAAATATTGCGCAAAAGTTCAAAGGAATATACGGTCTTGGTGGTGATTTTAGATTAGAGTTTATAAAAGACTCTTTGCGGCCAGCTTTTATGGCTGCAATAAGAAAAAAAACCGGCTTATGAGTCAGCCATGCCAGACCTGCGGCCCGGCAGGCAAGCAACAAGAGGATGAGGGGCTTAGTAAAATATTAATAAAAGCAAAAGCGGATGCCAAAAAAGAACAAAAACCGATGGCCGTTTGGAAAGGAGAGGATGGATGGACCTATGGGGATGCTTTCACAGCATACGCCAACCGATGTCCCATTGCCACAGTGGTATCGCAGTACGATGGAGTTGCCGCTTACTAAATTCATCGATTGTATAGTAGATAAAAATCTTTCTGCGCTTACTATAGCAGGTTATCCCAATCCCGAAGTATTGCAAGCCGCATGGAATGATATTCAACTGGAATATGCTGACGCTATAGGTACAAGTGAACACAAAATCTATCAGAAAAAACTGGCTGAGGTAACAAGAGCGCAAATAAAGCTGAAGATTATTGAAGACATGATTGAGCTACTGGGTAAGATATGGTACGGCCCGTTTGCAGAGCGATTGGATTTTGAATTAAAAGTAAAACTGGATTTGGATTATACCAAACCGGAAGAATACAACAAGAAACTGAAAAACGCATTCACCAGGTCGCGCGGGCTTAAAATATCGCTGGACTTGATGCAAATCCAGTTCAAAGCGATAGAGGAAAAGTTTAAAGGCGCAGATAAGAATGGCAAAAAAAGTAAAGAGCCCACCCGCGAATATTTTTATTCCTATCTATATACGTTGTCAGACTATGCGAAATATGAAATAAAAGATACTATTTCAACATACGAGTTCTGCACGCGGATAAACCGGTATAGTAAGTATTGCGATGAAATGGAAAAACTGTATAAAAAGTAACAATGGCTGAAGAACAGGAATTGATCTCGAGTTATATAGATCTGAACGCCACCGGTGCTCAGACGGAAGCCTTTTTAACCCAAATAAGAAGGCTGGATGATGCTTATACATCCCTCTCTTCCAAATCAATTAACCTGGGTGGCCTTTCCTCATCCAAAGAAATTACTGCGCAGATAAAGGATCTACAGGGGGAATTAAGCCGCCTTCAAAAATCAAAGGAGGATTTACTTGCTGTCGATTTGAAAGCGCAAAAGCTGGCTACCGAATCAGCCCGTACAAAACAACAGGAATCGAAGGCGGCTGCTGAGCAGGCAAAATCAGAAGCCGCCGTTGTAATCTCAAAAGAAAAATTAGCGAAAGCTGCCGAAAGGGCTGCTGCTGCTGAAAGAAAAGAGGCTGCCGCAGCAGAACTTCTTGAAACAGATTATGAAACGCTTCAAATTGCCGCGAAAGACGCAGAACAGAGGGTAAGGGCTTTAGGAACGCTTGTAGATAAACAAAACCCAACATATAAGGCTGCGGCCGCAAATGCTTTTAATTTAAGACAGGCTTATAAAGACATAGACCTTGCGTCTGGAAACACGGCTTCAAGCGTTGGTAATTATACAAAAAGTATAAACGATTCTAATGTTGCTACAGGAGGGTTGATTTCTGGCATCGGAAAATTCTATGGGTTCTTACGTGTAGCAGCTAACATTATTCCCGGTCTTGGTATATCTGGTATTTTCCTCGCAGGATTTGAGGCAATAAAATTTGCAGCACAAGGCCTTGGCTTTTTCAATGATACTGCTGATAAATCTGCCGATAAAATAGCCAAGAATAAAAAGGAAATGGAGGATCTGGTAAACAGTTTCAGGGATATTGGCGAAATAACATCAGCAGCAGAAGGCGGCGCACAGGGTGGTATTGTTCGTGTGCAGGCATTGGCGGCCGCTGTCACCGACCAGACAAAAACATATAAAGAAAGAAACAATGCACTGACTGAACTCAAAGAAATCAATAAAAACTATTTCGGCGATCTGACTTTAGAAACCGCCACTGTTGCAGCCCTCACCAAAGTAGTAAATGAATATACCGACGCCATCGTTAACCAGGCTATTTTAAAAGAGCTAGAGGGCGATATTGGCAAAGTGACCGTGGCATACAGCCGGCAGATTCGCGTGGTGGAAGATTTAAATAATAAGGTAAAGCAGATACAAAGCGCGTTTGATCTTGCAGACCCGAATAAGATTGCAAAGGGCCTTTTTGATAATAAAACGCTGAACAATTTTGTTGAGTTAAAAAATAACCTGACCGAACAGGCTAAGGCATTAAAGCCATTGGCAGACCAATACGACAAACTCAGGCAGGAAATATTTGACGCCACCGCTGCGGGATTGAAGTTTAAAGATCTGAATAAAGGAGAAGGCGAAAAAAATATTACTCGCCTAAAGACTTTTGATGCCAAGGAAAATGAAGATGCGGCCAAAAGATTTATACAGCTCGAAAAAGACGTGTCGGAGTCTTTAAACGTTGAACTGGGATTGCGCACTAGCCTTCGACAGGATGCCTACAGCCGGGAGTATAACTTATTACTACAATCTGTTGCGCAAGAAAAGAAAGTAGCGCAGGACGCCGCCAACGACGTGCTGAATGACCCAAAAGCCAATGCGAACACCAGGGAGAACGCCCGCAGGAAATTACGTGCCGACCTGGAAACGATTGACAATAATTTCAACGCTGCCGATTTAAAACTACAGGAAGATTTTGAGCGCGATTACAATAAAATAATTGCAACAGGGAGGGAGAAAAGAAAAGCTGATGACAAGGCCGACAATCAGGCTTTTTTGGATGCCGCAAACGCGGCGTTTCAGGCGCAGATAGCGGCGCTTGATAAAAACAATGCCCTACTACTTGACCGCCGCAAAGAAAGCCGTGACATTTTACTGACTTCGGTTAATGATGATGAAGCCGCCCTGCGCCAAAAACAGGGGTTTATCACTGAAAAGCAGGAGCAGGGGTTTAATGATCGCCGGTTAAAAATAGAAACCCAATTTCTTCAGTTATCGCTGGCTGAGAATGTAAAGTATTATGAAAAACTTATAGCACTCAGAAAGGCCAACGGCGAAGATGTAACCGCTTTGGAGGCAGCATTGGCAGCGGCAAGATTGGCGGCATCAAAACAGGAAATAAAGGAGGAAGATGACGCTGAAACCAAAAGGGAAAAGCAGTTTCAGAATCGTGTAGCCGGACTACAAAAATACATTGGGTTTGTAAAGCAGTTTGCTGACGTATTACGTGGCGCCTTCGACGCTGGCATTGATATTCAAAAAAACGCATTACAGGATCAGGCCGATCAGATTGATATCAACAAACAAAAAGAAATCGACGCGGTAAACGCCACCGCGCAGGCCGCTTCGGATAAGGCCGATAAGATTGCAATAATAAACGCCAAGGCCCAAACCCAAAAAGAAGAAATCGACCGTAAACAAAGGCAACTCGACCAGCAAAAGGCCCGGTTCGATAAAGCCCTGACAATAGCAAATATCATTGAAGAAACGGCACTGGCCGTGGTGAGGGCATTGGGCGCCAAGCCTTATACACCCGCAAATATCGCACTGGCGGCACTTACAGGGGCACTGGGAGCAGCACAACTGGCCGTAGCCATCGCAACGCCTATTCCAAAGTATAAACATGGTACACAAAATCACCCCGGCGGTATGGCTGAGGTGGGCCACGGTAAGCCTGAGTATGTACTCATGCCATCTGGAAAAGGATTTGTCACCGGTTCAACACCTGTACAAATGGACCTGCCAAAAGGGACAAAGGTTTATCCAGACATGGATAGACTACCGGCTGATATTATGCGAATGGCAATACGGCCTATGAGAAACCTGCCACAACAAAAAGAAACGAGTAACGACGGGGTAATAAAGGAATTGAGGCATCTGGCACAAGTGGTAAAGGATAAGCCTGTATTACAGCAGAAAGCCACACGGAACGGATTACAAGCTATGTGGAATATGGGTGATAGCTGGTCGAAATATGTTGAACAACAAACGAAATTTTAATGCAAGGTTCAAATCATATATATTTTCTTTATGATCCGCAGGCCGGTCAGTTCTACTATGTCGAAAATGATGTAGTAAAAAAGACTGGCCAGCCAAAGATATTGGACTTTTCGCCCGGCGGTTGGCAGGATATTTCTATCCAAAACGTTCGGAATACTACATACTTCGGCATTGACCGCTCATTCACCGTTCCCCTTAACTTCTATGAAACAGCAGGCAAGATTGTAAAAAATGTTTTCTACCTGCAGGGAACAGAAGCAAGGCTATTGCTGATTATTATGGAACAAAAACTGTTCATTAGTAGTACAGAATACGCTTTTTATTACGATGAGTTTTATAAAGGAGAACTGGATTTTTCAAAATTTGTGCATTCCAGCGAAACTACAACCGCTAATATCATGGAAGGCGGTTTTAGTAAGATGCTGAAGGATAATGAAGGAACTACTTATACTTATCCAGCAGATCAAAGTGGTATGCCACGGATTTACAATGATGGAGTGGTACTGAAGCAAAAGTCAACGTTTATCATTTACAATGGCAATGCCATAGGTTATATAGGCCCACATACGCTTGCTATGAACCTGGTGAGTACCGAATCGATAGACTCACTTGGTAGTGTAAGCCAGGAAAGATCACAAGGCGTGAATAACTCCGCTGCCAGCCTTTGGAATAGCGGTATCAGGTTTTTATCGCCCGGTGCCGATTCTACACAATTAACCGTTGAATGGGATTTTAAATTCACCGCTCAACTTGCTGATGGCATTGGCCCGGTAAACCCCACCCGTATTTTATTCCGGTTAGAAATTGTGAGCAGCGCCACAGCAAGCACGTTTGTAATACTGCAGGAACCCACAACAACAGACCCGGCCTTCCTGTATAACCATGAATGGCATTTTCAGGGAACCGCGACAGTAACGATACCAGCCGGTGCCCGCGCTATCACCTACATGACGGCCAATCAAAATGCTTCGTTTACGTATTGGAATTATAGCATTGATACCGGAACATTCACGGCTGATTACAATTTCAGAAAAGAGCCAACATTTATTAAAGGATTTGATCTGTTGGATATCGGAAAAAGGATAATCGGTTCATTGACCAATGGTGAATATGCCCTACAATCAAGCCTTTTATCAAAACCCGGTTTCCGGATTGCTATTACCTCAGTTGACTGCATCCGCTTGTTACCAAATCCAAATGTAAAAATCACCTGGAAAGACTTTTGGGGGCTCGTTGATACAAATTTTGACTGTGGACTGTATGTAATTGACAAAGTGGTGTACCTCGAACTAAAAGAGGATATGATTGACTGGAACGATTACTATGATATGGGTGTGCTTTCGGACGTAAAAATAACACCCGCTACTGATTGGCAGCCGCCAAGCGTGAAAATCGGTTATCCGAATGAAAAATATGAAAATGTGAACGGCCGGCAGGAATTTAATACTACGCAAGAATATAAAACACCCATAAGTCGCGGTACAGCAAAAGATTTTGTAGGAACTATCCGGGCGGATTGCTACGGACTCGAGTTTTTAAGGATAACACTTGATGGAAAGCCAACAACGGACAGCGAATATGATGATAACCTATTTGCTGTCCATCTTAAAGATGCTACAGAAGTTATTTCCGCGGGTCCGGTAATTCCGGCGGTTTTTGAAACGGTATATAAAGTGGACAGAACACTCAACGCATATGCTACAGGACTATTGATGCCGCAAAGCGTTTTTAACCTGAAGCTATCGCCGAAACAATGTCTATTCAGGAAAGAAAACTTCCTGAAATCCTGCCTTTATTGGTTGGATAGTAAAAAAATTGTCTGGACAACGCAGGATAAGAATGGCGAAGTAGTGGTAAGCGTACCGGGTCAAAGGGTAGTTGATGAAGATGCCGATGTGTTGATTGCAGATTTAAATCACCGGTATTTTTTACCTGTGATGTGTGAAGCCACGGTAATAGTAGATGACAATTTTTTGCAGATGATTGAAGCAAACCCAAAAAAGACATTGCGCGGAACAATTGACGGGTTTCAGTATAAATTTTTACCAATAAAAAACGGTGCCGATCCGGAATCAGGAAAAGAACAGGTTTTTCAAATGCTCTTTGGGCCGGATACGGATTTTACGCATCTAATTGACTATTTCGGATAAATAAAGTTTTATAAATGGCTAATAATGAACTGTATATTTCTGACTTAAATCCAATGCGCTTTTTCGAGCGCCTTACGGACAACCCGTCTTATCACTCAAAGATGTGGAATGACTACCCATATAAAAAAACCATTCATAATTGGGAGGAACCCGCCGGGTATTGTCGCAAATGGCAGACCAATGATACTATAAGGTTACAGTTTGAAAGCAATTTCGACCCTATACAAATTGATGTAGTAGGAGCAAATGGCGTGGTTCCCGGAACAACCGTTTTAGCCACTCAAAAGCTGGCCAACAAATACCAACCGGGAAAATTCGCATATGAGGCCGAAATATCACTGGCCGCTGTTCCGCCTGGTGATTGTTATATACTCACCATGACCCTTGCAAGCGGATTGGTTTACCTGGATACCGATTGCTTTGACGTGGAGGTTAGCCATCCCGATACAAAGCTTTTTGAATATAGTAATAGTCGGTATCATGGCGATGTAATTTTTGAAACGGGCATTATTTTCTCTGCCCGGCTGGAATGCCAATTTGGTAAACTCATTACCGGCAGTCAGGATACAATTTATGATGATCAGTTGCTTAACCCTTATTTATTATCCTCCAAAGCAACACGCTCTTATCCGCTGGTGATTGGTAATGAAGAAGGCGTGCCCGAATCGGTTGACGACCTGCAGAGTAATATCTGGACATGTAATAACGTCACAATTGACGGCAAGTCTTATGCAAAGGGTGGAGATAGTAAGGCCGAAATAAAAACAGAAGATAATTACCCATTGTACGGCATCACCCGAATAATAAGGGAAGGAATAAACAGGGGCAGCAAAATAATCAGAACAGACGCAGACCCGAATAAAAAGCTGATGGCTGTTCATGTGGTAAATGCTGGCTTCTTTGGTGATTTGGCAGAAAGCGGCGGAACCAATATTGTAACAATACTATCAAAAGAACCATAAAATGGCAACAGTACAAATAGGCATTGGGATGGTTGGTATCACCGGTTATTTACTGGTGAATGTGAGGTATGCTTCAGATCCTACGGTCGTAGCCGCAAGTCAGAATTTCCCAGGGCCGCAACCATCAAACAGAAACATTGTATTTACCGGATTAAATGCGGAACCGGCATTTTTTGACTATCGCGAAAGCCCCGACGGTGTTGCGCTGGGTGTATTGCTCGTTATTTATGAAGTCGATATTGTTAATAACAGGATAATCAGTGAAAAAAGATTTTACAAAGGTGGCGGCCCGCGCCCGATTGATCCTGTTGCCGGGCAAAATCAATTAATTGACCCTTATTTAGACGGCGTTAATATCAGCGGCGTATTTCAGGAAGGATACCGTTTTCTTGAACCACTTACAGAGTACACTTTAATAGCCGGGGGTGGAGTGCAACTGGAAAATGGCAGGAATTACAGTGATGGAGAAACATTCAGCATTGATATTGATTATTCGCAAGCCCTGCCGCCTTCGGTATCAGGCAATCCGTATAAAAAAGTAACAGAGGTAACGACCAATACTACACTATCCTCAACCCAAAAAAATGGCCGGGTAAGATGTAAAGGAAGTGGTTCGCGGTTAGTATTGACATTGCCTGTTATTTCTTCACTACTGGACGGCGATTATTTTTACCTCACTACGCAAAACGGCAGCCAAATACAGACAAAAATAATCTCACAAGGATCCGACACTATAATATTGAACGGAACGACCTGGCAGGAATTTACACTCGGAAAAGGTGAGGCGGCGTGGATTGAAAAACAGGGTAGTTCTTTTGAAATAATTACCGAAGTACCTGGAATGCTTCATGTAGGAGAGCGTTTTGCCGGCACTTCGCTATTACACCCCAATACGCTGCCAGAAAACGGACAATTAATAGATGGTGATGATTACCCGCGCATTTATCAATGGGTGATTGCGCAGCCTGTAAATAACTGGGTTTCGGCATTGGAGTCATCAATAACCAGTGGTGGATTTGCGCATGATGCCGGAAAAGAGGGATTATTCTATGTATCTAACACCTCAAAAAAAATGCGCATGCCCAATACGCAAAGCTGGACAGAAAGAGGTTTGCAAAAATTCGTCGGATTAGGAAGCGACACCACAAGAACCTACGATTTCCCCGGCGGTTCGCAACCAGAACAGGTAGGCCCACACCAGCATCCGGCAGATGACGTACAAACGGGTGGCGTAAACGATCCGCTGAAACTATTTGTAAAAAGAAAGGTGGGCGTTACAGGCGGAGGGCTTGGCTTAAACGCTACGGGTGGCGGGTACGAATCAGCATCACAATTGACGGGCAAAAATATTATCGCAGGCGGCGCTATTTCAAATGAGAACAGGGTAAGAAATATCGGCGTTGTGTATTTACGTAGGGTATAATAATTTCAGAAAAGTTTGAAAATAAAATTAATTTTGATAACATGAAAATTCCGGCTACTGAAAAGCCGGGGAAGATTAAGAGATTCCGGAATAACTATCTGGCTCTCTGTTTAACTTCCCTGGTTCTTTTCTCAACTTACGCAAATGCGCAATTTGTAGACACCACATCTACGCACATCGCTATACTTTCCAGCGGTGGTTTTACCTGGAAGTTTGGCGAATTCGTGAATGGTGTAAAAACAAGGACAGACACTTCGATTAGGTTAGCTATAAGGGACACCGGCACAATCGCTACTTTTAAAAACACAGCATTTATCTGGAGTGTTCGCAGTGGCGTTTTAAGATGGGATACCCTTAAATCACAAGGCGGCCCCGGTGGCGGCTATTCTCCGCCCGGTGATAATACAAAAATTTTAGTTGGAGATGGAACACAGCAAAGCCCTTCAACAGTAAAAGGATTATTAAGCTTAAATCTGGTAGACAATACCAGCGATGTAAATAAGCCTGTCAGCACGGCGCAGGCAAATGCTATAGGTACAAAACTGGGCATAAGCAATAATTTATCAGACATAGCCAATGCTGCCACAGCAAGAACCAATTTAGGTGCTGCTGCAGTCACTAACACTATTCAAATAAATGGTGGCACGCCTCAACAGATAGGCAGCAATCCATCTTTTACTGTTACTGCCATTCCAGGTAATGACGCTTCTTTTTCAGTGACACAGACAAGTACGACTAATTTTAACATAAACAATGGCGTTGAACAAACGGTGCACTTAGGATATAATGGGGCTATTTCATTCAGCAACCTGAGACAAAATTCAAGATTAACCCTTCATATTATACACGATGTAGCGGGTACTTACTTTACCAATTTCCCCGACAAGCTACCGGGGGATTTTGCCTGGGCATCTGGAGTTGGAGAAGAAACCCGCATCAGAGGCGTATACGATTCTTTAAATACAGTTTGGAAATGGAGCTTTGACTTATATCCTTCACTCGCATCAGGCGGTGGTGGATCTGGCGGCCGCACCATGTATTATGGCTCGCACTTAATGACCTATGATCTTAACCAGACATACCCTTCACGCAAAGCTCTTATCGATACCTTAATGCAAGTCGAAGGAAAGAATTTTGTTTGGCTGTATTCAGATTATTATGACCATTCTTCCGTTGACTATATAGCGCAGAATAGAATGTTCATGGATACGGCGGCGCTGGAAGGATTGAAAGTTGCACCGGGGGTTGTAGGCGGGCACTATGCAGACTTAGCAGCGATGATCATAGACCTGATTAACCACCCGGCTATTTTAAAAATAAATGGCCGGTCAACATTTTTTGTTTATTATTTCACCCAACCTAATTTAAATAACACTTATTCGACAATTATAGCTGCGGGTATTGATACCAGCAAGTTAAATATTGTTGCGTCAATGTTATATCCTCAGAGCAATGGAAGTGGCGGGTACAATCAATACCAGGGCAACATTTTAGAATCCGGCGCTGCCAATTACATCTATAATAATTACACCATACAAGGTTCTGTAAATTTTGCGGTCGACAAAGGGACAAGTAACAATGCCACCGCCGTTGCGCAGGTGATTACAGAAAATAATATAATGGATACTGTTTCCCGCCATCGCGGTAAGCTGGCATTCTCCGGTATTAATTTCGACTATACCAGCGCCCAAAACACTGGTTACACATGGCAGCAATTGGCGCAGCAGTTATACGCCATACTTGCCCTTGATACTACCATGCGGCCCGACGGTATTGTTGAGACCACGGCAAACGATGGAAAGGAAAGATCTTACATGAGCCGTACGGTTCAGATGTATGAGGAATTGCCGGGGCTGTCGCATATACCAAAGCTTACCATTCACTCCAATATTGGCCCCAACATCTCAACATTCCCAGCGGCTACGCATGCGGGGGTTAATGGTTTTATAAAGCCGTTTATCAATGCGTTTTTAAATAAGCAGTCAACGATAACAATGCCAGCGGCCGATCAGGTGTACATCAAGTACGCGATGCACCTGCGCGGTTCGCCGCATACTACCACAATACCCGCTTTGTATTCTGGCAGGTCTGATATTGACGCTACATTTTGGAGCGGCACACCATACACAAATACCCCTGCATGGAGTACAGCGGGTTTAATACCTGTTTTCGATTCAATCAGTGTGGCGTGTTATTTATCGGCTCCTGCGCAGATAAGAATTAACAGCACATTGTCAGGTACCACATTCCCGGCGGGTATCGCTTATTTCTCTATACCAATTGCATTGGGAACAATCACGGTTGACATTGTAAGGGCCAGTACAAACGTGGTGCATGTAACCGCTTCGCAGCCAGTAGTAAATGAAACCTATCCCGGCGGATATTCAATGATGGAAGAACGACTTTATTAACTATTTATATTATGAAAAAAATATTTCTTTTTTTATTCGTATTCGCAAGCGTTGCAGCAGTCGCGCAAAACAGAAGTATCGGTTACCCCAATGTTAAAGATACCATGCGCGGCACAGAGGTAATTCTGCAAACGCCTCCAAACTATACAATCGCCAGCCCCAATGCGGTACTTACTAAAAAGATTATAGATTCTTTGTTGGCATTGGTCGGATCTTCAGATCCGATTGTGGACAGTATTAAAGGTGCGCCGGGAACTGCTTTTACCAACCGGTTAACCGACATATTAAAGAGAACGACCACCACTGCAGGCAATCAGATAGTACTCGATGAAAGGTTTACTTATACAGCTTCAGACCTAAATGGTCATACACCGAGTAACACGGGTTCATCCAGTTGGGTAAAAGAAGCGAGTGCGCCTGTCTATACTTCTGCTTATTCCAGTGGTGCCAATGGCGTAGCCAGCACAACGGACAATACGAAAGATGGTATTTACCGTATACTCTCCGGTGCAGGGATTAATAACCAGGTGAGTGGCGTTGTGGTTACCGATGTGAGCGGCTATAATCGTTTCATCGTTCGCTTTACCGATGACGGCAATTATATCTATACAGAAATTACTTCCACTACCCTGACGCTAAAGCAAATGCTGGCCTATACACCTACCACTATTGCAAGCGCGTCTATATCAGTTGCTTCAGGTGATACTATACAGATGGCAACAAACGGCACTG